CCGTATTCTTTATAAAGATTGACGAAAGTTTAGAATCGAATGAGGGCATCAACATGATTTCTTGTGTTGATTACCCTGCAATCGAGTCTAACTTCGTAGCCTTATCTAATATTAAAAACTTTGCTTTCAATGCTGATAAGCAAATGTTATACGGTGCTATCTTAATTCCTAACCAACCTATTTACAGAAACGACCCTAAGATGGGTGAGTACTATGTAATATTCACAGAGCAGGAAATAATTAAGATGGTTCGCAAGTTCCAAGCTCAGGCTAAGACTGTAAACCTAAACTACCAACACAAAAAAGATTCACAGTTAAAGAACGCTGTTATCCAAGAAATATGGTTAACAGGTAAAAATGATAAGAGCCAAGATTTAGGTTTTGATTTCCCTATTAATACTGCAATGATTGGAGCCTACATAGGTGACTCTAAATTCTGGGCAGATGAGGTTAAGACTGGCAATGTTAAAGGATTCTCTATTGAGGGTTTTCTTGATATGGAAATGAAAAAATTTAAACATACATATAAAATGGAAGTAAAAACAAGCGACGGTGCTTATACACTAAGTACCCAAGATGATACCTTCACAGTAGGAGCAGAAGTTACTATTACAGCAACTGACGGAACTACAGTAAACGAGGGTACATTTAATTTAGATAACGGTTCAACTATTGTAGTTGCAGCCGGAACCATTACAGCTATTGAAGATTCACCATCTGAACCAGAAGGAGAATTATCTAACGAAGAAGTAGCAGTAATTCAATCAGCAATGAAATCTCAAATTGATGAGTTAAAAGGCATGATTGAAACCCTAAACCAAAAGTTCTCTAACCTACCAGCTTCACAGCCTATCACTAGCGCAAAAGAGCCTGAAGTTAAAGAAAGCAAATTCGAAGCATTAAGATCAATTTTAAACAAACATAAAAACAAATAATAAAAAATGCCAACTGTATTATCAAATTCAACAACTTACACAGGTAAAGACCTAGATGGTTTTTATACAACTGCGTTATTGACTGGAACTAGTAAATCTACTTTCCGTCTTTTCCCTAATGTAAAATCCAGCGTTAAAGTTGGATCACTTAACTTAGGTAACATCCTAGCTGATGACTCTTGTTCATTCGCTTCAACAGGAACTATTTCCCTAGCCCAGAAAACTTTAAGTGTCTGTGCATTGAAGGTTAACCTCGAAATTTGCGAAAAAGATTACGAGTCGATTTACCTTTCAGAAAAATTAAGACCGGGCAGTAATGTTGACGGGAATATTCCTGCTGACTTTAACGAGTTCTTATTGAATTTAGTTTCTAATCGTATCTCACAACAAACTGAGGTTATCTGTTGGGCTGGTGATGATTCAGCTTCTCCAGTAACTTTGTGTGATGGTATCATCAAGCAATTACTTGCTGATGCTACAGTAGTAGACGTAGCTGCTACTAGCACTAATATCGGAGTAGCTGGTACTTGTATTGCTGAAATCACTAAGATTTACACAGCAATCCCAACCACTTTAGATATTTCTAAATTAGTTCTTTATGTTTCCCCAGTAGTTGGAAGAGCTTATAAGCAAGCATTGGTAACTGCTAACCCCGCGTTGGTTGGTTGGAATCAAGGTTCTTATGAACTTACTTACATCGACCTTAAAATTGTAGTAGCTGAAGGAATGCCAACTTACAGAGCTGTATGCGCTGACCCTCAAAACTTGTGGTATGCTACAGACTTAGTAAGCGACGAAAACGAATTAAACATTATCAGTATGAAAGGCATCTTAGGTGAGCCAACTGTTCGTATGATAACTGAGTTTAAAATCGGATTCGGTTTCGGTGTAGGTGCTGAGATTGTTCTTTACTCATAGTAATAATGCAGGGGGTTTTAATTAACTCCCTGCTATTTTTTAATTAAATAAATTTATAAAATATGCCTTGTTCAAATATAGCTTCTGGCTTAACGCTTGGTTGCGACAATAATATAGGAGGTCTTAAAGGCTTTTACGTAACAGAAAAGTCTAATATCACTTCAATCGGTTTGTCAAGTCCCGGTGATGAAATCAGTACGCTTTCAATGAGTGGCGTTCTTTATGAGTTTGAGTTCAACAAAGGGAACGCAAACTATGTAGAGAGTGGAGAATTTAATCAGGCCGCAGGTCGTGACTTATACACTCAAACAGTGACCCTAACATTAAACCGTAGGGAGAAAACTAAAAGAGATAAATTAATACTGTTAGCTCAAAGAGAGAATTTAATTATTGTGGTTGTCGACCAAAATAATGTAATTTGGTATTTGGGGGAGACAAACGGAATGAACTTAACTACTTCGGTAGGTGGTTCAGGAGCAGCTAAAAACGAACTTAATCAATACGTGTTAACTTTTGTAGGTGAAGAACCTAGCCCAGCAAACACGATGACCGCAGCTTGTTTAACAGCTAACACTTAATATAACTTTGTTTCATAGATTAAAGCCCAGCCCTGTAAGGTTGGGTTTTCTATTTAAAAACAGTTCACAATTAATGTATTATAGTTATAATGATTTACATCACAAAAGGCCAAGCTAATACGGTTGTTTTAACCTTAAATGAAAGGGCTACCACAACCTCGCATGATTGGTTATTTGAGTTCGTTAATGATACAACGGGTGAAATAATAGCATTTACAGCATTTGAAATGAGTACCAATACAGACAGATACAATATGTTCACAATTACAGAATCAAACACCCAAAACCTTTACAACGGGACGATTAAATTAGAGGCTGGTTTCTGGTCTTATACTGTGTTTGAAATGGCTAGTACTAGCCCAGTTAGTTTAGTTAAAGCTAATGCACTAGCAACGGTAGAAACGGGCAAGGTTTGGGTTCGTAATTCAAGTGCTAATCCTATCACTACTTTCGTAGGAGATAGCAATACAAAGAGTTCAAAAACATTTAAAGGATGAGTTTAATAAAAGATTTAAAACAAGCGTTAGGTAAGGCAGTAAGCCCTAAAGTAGTTCAATCGAGTGGTTCTAATATGTCGGTATTTGCTTCTGCAATTCCTGAAGTTCCACAAATAATTGAAAAGAAAAATACTGATTGGGTTTTATACGGGGAAAATAACGAGTATCCTTTACAATTAGCTGACTTACCATACGGATCGGCTATTCATAATTCAATCCTAAAGACCAAAACTAAGATGACTCACGGTGAGGGCTTTATTATTAAAGGCACTAAAACCAAAGATGAATCAATAGCGGCATATAATTCACTACCATCTAATGTTAAGTTAGACTTAGATTTACTATTAAAGAATCCTAACGGTAAAGACAGGGGTGATATTTTAGCCATGAAATTAGCTAATGACTTACAAAAGTTTGGAGCTTTCTGTTATGAAGTAATTTATAACATGGATTTCACTAAGATAGTTACTCTTAAATACGTCCCTGTTAAACATATTAGAGCTGGTAAGATGAACGCTGACAATGAAGTGGACACTTACTACTATTCTAAGGATTGGCTTAAATACAGACAGCCGGGATTTAAACCTATGCCTATTGCAGCCTTTAATAAGAACAATAAGCAAAGCATGAATCAACTAGTTTATGAAAAAGTAGGAGATTTAGATTATTACGGAGTGCCATCTTATGTAGGTGCTATTACTTGGATTTACACAGACTTTCAAATGGGTATTTATCATTCTAGTAACTTAGAGAATGGAATGAACCCTAGCTTATGGTTAAAATTTTATAAGCTACCAGCAAGCGAGAATGACAGGGATGAAATAATGGCTAATGTAAAAGCTCAGTTTAGAGGTGCTAAGAATGCAGGTAAACACGTGGTGACTTTTTCAGACGGTAAGGAGTTAGCTCCAGATATTATGCCTATTGAAACTAGTGGACTAGATAAACAATTACTTTTACTAGCTGAGTTATGCGATAAAAAGATTCTTACAGGTCACCAATTAACTAGTCCTTTATTGGCTGGAGTTTCAGTGTCAGGTCAATTAGGAGGCAATACTGAGTTACAAGTAGCTTATCAGATTTTTGATAAGGTAAGTATGGAAGCGGATAGGAACTTTTTAATTCAATCACTTCAAAAGATTTTAGATTTTAATAAAACCCCAGTTCAATTAGATATTTTACCATTCACAGTATTTACACCAACTGGTACAAACCCAACTTCACCGATAAATGGCTAACACAGCATACTTTATAGATGAGCAATATCTTAAAGATAACTCACCACTAGGCAAAAATATAGACATGGTTACTCTCTATCCTTTTATGAAGATAGCTGAGGATGTACATATACAAGGGGTAATAGGAACTAATTTATACAATGATTTAATCACTAAAATTATAGCAGACGATACTTTAGCAAGTTACCCAAATGAATTAATTTTATGTAAAAAAATTAGAGATTGTATGGTATGGCTAGTAACTGTAGAGGCTTTACCTTTCATTGGAACTAAAATAGCTAACATAGGAAACGTTCAACAAAATGGGGAAAACTTAAGCAATGCAGATCAAGGAAAAGAAAGTAGACTCGAAGCAAAGTGTAAAAACAATGCTATGCACTATACTAAAATGTTACAGGGATATTTATGTGAGAATAGCGATTTATTTTCTGAGTATTGCTGTGCTAATTGGGATTGTAGTAAATTATTTCCTAACTCTAATACTAGCAGTTCTAGTGATATTTCCTTTGATAAGACAGGTGAACAGGGAGTGGATGTTAAATTTTTAAGAAGATATTTCGGATGAGTACAGTAAATGCTAATGTCAGATTAGGCTATCAGGATGCTGCGTGGTTTACAACTAATGCTGCTGTAGTTTTATTAAGCGGTCAAATAGTTTATAGGAGTACTGATGGTAAATATATTATCGGGGACGGCTCTACTGCTATTTCTGGATTAACCTTTTACGGTGGCGTTGGTGGGGGCGGTGGCGGTTTAACCGTTGGAACTTCCACAATAACCTCAGGAACTAACACGCGTATCCTTTATAACAACGCTG